GGAACATTTGCCGCATATACTTTACTAAAATTGAGATGATACTATGAGTGAAAACATGGAACAGTTTATCCTAGATATGGATAGAAAGATGGCTGAAAAGTCATTTAAGTTCTTTTTTACAGATATACTTGGTTTTCATTACAGTCATCATCATGAGATGTGGGATAAAGGATTGAAAGAAAATCGTTACTACTGTGTTAAAGCGAGTCGTGACCACGGTAAATCCACTTTGTTTATGTCGTATGCTCTATGGATAGCCGCTTTCAACCCCGGTACTCACATCATGATTTTCTCACACTCATTAGAACAGACACTTGAACACATGAGGTTTATTCGTAATAACATAGAAAGTGCTGATATTCTAAGAGGTTTGAAGCCCGACCAAGGTAGACCTTGGGCTAAATCATACTTTGAGTTCACTAACGGTAGCCGTATCATGGCTAAGTCGGTTGGTGGTGCTACTCGTGGTTTCCACCCCGATGTAGTAGTATGCGATGACATCTTGTGGGGTACTACAGGTGGAGAGTTACAAAGAGCCGCCGATTGGTTCTATGGTGTATTACTCCCGGTACTCCACCACACAGCACGACTAATGATGGTCGGTACACCATTCAGTTACAATGACTTGTATGCTGAACTTGAAGAAAAAGAAACATTCCAAGTAGAAACATATCCCGCTATCAATGCGGAAGGTATAGCCCTTTGGCCGGAAAGATGGAATCTTGAGGCACTTGAACAAAGGCGATTATCAATGCCCGCTATACAATTTAGCCGTGAGTATCTGTGTGAACCTATCCACGATGTAGCGAGTATGTTCCCTGCTACTATACTTGAGGCGGCTCGTGATAGAGAGTTGGTGCTTCTTGACAGGGCTGATACTGAATTCGATGAAGAGGGAAATCCGGCAGGGGTATTTGGACAGCACTTTATCGGATGGGATACTGCTATCGCTTCGGATAAGAACGCTGACTTTACTGCTATGTTAGTACTAAGGACACCACCGGGTGATAATATCAAAGAAATAGTTGGTATTGTACACGAAAAAGGTCTTGGTGGTGCGGCACAGAAAAAACAAATTTTACTGTTAAATAACAGGTTTCAACCCGATTTGATTGAACTTGAAGGTAACAACTTTCAGCGTATGTTTGCGGCTGAACTTCAAGACATGAGAGGGGATATTCCTATTCGCACTTTTATGACAACACGCCAAAGAAAGGAGAGTATGTTCATGTCACTTCTTATGGCGTTTGAGCAAGGACAGATAAAAACTCCATACGGTGATGAGCGAAGCCGTGAATTTACACACAAGTTAGAATCCGAGTTAAACAGATTCGGTATGCAAAAGAATGGCAAACTAGAATCTGTAGGAACTCACGATGACTTGGCTATGGCATTGGCTTTGGCTAATTGGGGAACAAAAGAATTCAAAGGTTCAGTGGTGCTTCTTGACGATGTACTACCGGGCTTTGATGAGTGGATAAAAGGAAAACCACACAGAAATTATGGAAAAAATGATTGGGTGATACCGTGAGTTGTGAATGTGGACATTGTATTGGAATGGATAGTGCGTTTGACTTTTTAGAAAAGAAACTATGCCCCGCAGGTAAAGCGGCGGCAAAGCGTAAGTTCAAGGTCTATCCGTCAGCCTATGCTAATGGATGGGCTGTTCAATATTGTCGTGGAAAATTTAAGAAAAAGGGGAAGAAAAAATGAAACTTAAAAAAGATAAATGTTGTTGTGGTGGAACTAAAAAAACACCATGCGTATGTATGATAGAAGGTAATCAATGTTCTGCATCTGCACCTAAATGTCCATGTTATGCATTAATGGATAAACAGAAAAACATTAGAAAAATGGTTGCAGTAAGGTGAGTAGATGACCAAAGTATTAATCCGCAAGAACTTGAACCGATGGTTCAAAGAAAAGTGGGTTGATGTAAGTCGTAAAAATAAGGATGGTAAACACCCACCGTGTGGCAGGTCAAAAGCCAAGACTTCAAGCAAAGGTTATCCAAAGTGTAGACCAAGTGTGAAAGTATCAAGTAAAACTCCAAAGACTTCCGGCTCAATGTCCGAAGGGCAAAAACAAGCCGCTACCAAAAGAAAGCGTAGTAAGAAACAAGGAGTCGGTGGTAAGCCTACAATTGTAAAAGCACCACGCATACCTCGTAAAAAAGGGCAACCTGCGGGTTCAAAGAAGCATTCCGATTTGTATACTGATGAAAACCCAAAAGGAACTATACATAATTTAGGATTTAAAAATCCACAAAAAGCAAGACAATCAGTTAGTAAAATCAAAAACAGTAGCAAAACTCATGCTCACAAAACTCAAGCGGCTATCGCTATGGAACAAAGAGCAAGAGAAATGGGTAAAAAACAAGAAGCAGGTATATACCGTAGATTCATAGAGCAACAAAAAAAGAAAACAAAGGAGATGAATAAAATGGATGATAAGAAGAAAAAGAAAGGCGTTGTAATGGTCATCGCTATTGGTGGTAAACCACCTAAAGGTATGGAAAAACCAAAAGATGACAAGAAAAAAGCATTTGATGACGCTTGGAATACATTAAATAAATAGGTCAATTTGGTGGTCATTATGTGGGGTAGTGCTTTACTAGGTGATGAGTACGACCTCGCTGTACAACCTGCTGATGATTTAACAAAAAGTGTTTTATCTAATTTATCACAGCATCCCGAATTTACAGTTATTACAGCCCCTATAGAAAAATCATCAAGTTTGTTTTCTAATGACGATATTAAATCGTATAGTTTTGCACCTAATGGTGATGGATGGCTAGAGAGTACATACGGTAAAGATGCTAATTCAATAATTCGTATGTGTAGGAAAATGCGAAGATTAGATAAAGATAATCGTGAAAGTATTGATGCGATTATTGATGACATTCGTACAATAAAGTCTATAGAAATAGAAGCCACTATTGGTAATCTTTCATGGAGTGAAGGTTTAGAAGATGTAATAAAAAATATTGGTCTCAATGATAGAAGCCTAAAAGCACTCCGTAAATTTGGTGAATCTCGTTCATCTTCTTTACAAAAAGCATGTCAATTGTATCTTAAATCTATGACTGTATTGAATTTGTTAAATGAAAAATTAGATTGGGGAATTGATGACCAAAAAGAATGGGCTAATGCTTTACAGTTGAAAAAAGATGCTCGTAAAATGTGGTCTAACACTTTACACCAAATTGATAGTATATCAAAAACAGATAAATCAACTCTTAATTTTATTTCCGATGAATTAACAAAATCCGGTCCACTTAGTAGTCGTGAGTTAGTTCGTAGAGGTGTTGGAACTATATCTAAATCTGTTACTCCTACAAAGGTAGGTATGTTGCTAAAAATGTACGGTGAAGAATTAGATATTTACAAAAGTAACAGTAGAGGTGATTTTGTAAAACTTAATTCTCATGGTTTAATTATTAAAGATATATGGGCTTATGCCGCAGGTTTTCTTGATGCAGATGGTAGCATATTCATAACGGAAAGGGGTGAACCGAGAGCGACATTTATCGCTACAGGCGATAGAGGTCGTATGCAGTGTGAAGAATTACACAAAGCGTTAGGTTGCGGTAGATTAGTTCTAAATCAAAGAATACACAAAAATAGTGTCCGAAGCCAACACCGACTCATATTCTCATCAAAAAACGATTTAAGGCAATTATTGAAAGGTATATTACCACATTTAAAAATGAAATCGTTGCAAGCAAAGGCTGTTTTATCCTTTGTAGATGAAAAAGATAAGATGAGAAAAGATGAATTGTATCGTGTCGTTACATATAATAATTGGAAAGACGATAAGAAAAAAGCCGATAGTTTCTTGAGTAAATGGGGCGTGGATGCAGATACAATAGGTAATTATGCGGAGAGTTTGTAATGGCAGATGATGAAAGTAGAATTAGTCGGTTTCTCTCGACATTGAGTAAACCCTTCAAGCGTAAATCATCACCGACTCCAACTATGCCACTTTGGACAAGTGGTATACAAGAACCTGTAATGGCACAGGGTATTACTATACCTGCTCTTTATGCGGTAAGCACAGAATGTTTGATTCTAAGAACCGTACTTTCTAAACTAAGACAAGAGATGTTTAGAAGAGGATATTATTGGGAAAAGAAGTTTCATAAAAAATGCGTTCAATGTGATGAAGAATACCAACACGATGTAGAAATATGTGATACATGTGGCGGGGAAGTTAGAGGACCGGATAGTGAAGAATTAGTATACGCTAAGTGGTTACTCAATCAAGAAAATAGTATGGAACAACAGTTCTTACATGTTTTACATGAAATTGAAAATGACCTAAATATTGTAGATGATGCATTTATGATATTTGTAAAAGAGTATTATATTGACCCGGAAACAAAAGAGGTTGCATTTTATCGTGTAAAAGAAATGATTAGAGGTGACCCTATATTCATGAGAATAGTTGCCGATAAAAGAGGGGTAAGAGGTGGTCGTTACAAGACTTGCCTAATCCATCGTGACCAAGTAAAAACACATGCAGAAGATGATAAGTGTGAAGTTTGTGGTAGCGATTTACACGATGTACATTATGTAAACATGGCAGGTAGCGGTAAAACACAATACTTTGTTGAAGGTGAAGTTTTACATTTAAGTAAATACAATCCATCTAAATTGTATGGTCGTTCTCCCGTAAATACAATGTGGCGACAGGCCATGACATTAACGGCGATGGATAATTACATGTATACTGCTTATCAAAAGCGTAGAATGCCTAAAGGTATTATTTCTGTCACAACCGATAATCTTGAATCAATGAAATCATTTTGGAAGTCAGTAGATGAAAAAATGGAAAGAGACCCTCACTATGTACCTAAAGTTGGTATTGAATCTAGCACCGGTAGAGGTGGTGTCAATTGGGTCAAATTCATGGACACACTAGAAGAAATGCAATATATCGCTGTTCGTGATGAAATAAGAAATAGAATTGCCGCTTATTTTGGCGTATCAAGTATATTTATGGTAGATAATGGTAAATCCGGCGGTCTTAACAACGAAGGTCTACAGATTCTTGTTACTAATCGTGCAGTAGAGTTTGGACAAAAAATTTACACTGATGTTTTATTCCCTAAGATTCTAAAACAAATGGGAGTGTTTGATTGGAAATTAACACTATATCCAAACGAAGAAGAAGATGAAATTACAAGATTACGCCGTGATGAGCAAGAGTTGAATGTAGCACAAAGAATGGCTCAACTTGGTTTCGTACCGGAATTGATTAGTGGTGATACAAGTAACGACATTAAATTTGTTTATCGTAAACCTAAACCCGAAGAACAACAACAAGGCGCACCACCTCCGGGCGGCGCACCACCAATGATGCCACCGGGTGGAGGAAGAATGCCACCGGGTATGCCACCGGGTATGCCGATGGGTGGTATGCCTCCGGGTATGCCAATGAGAGGTATGCCACCGGGTATGCCGATGGGTAACATGCCAATGCCACCTCCACAACCGGGTGGTCAAGGTGTAGGAATACGCAACCGTGGTCCTGCCGCACCCGAAAGAAGAACCTCACCGGGTAGTGGTGCGCCTGTAACAAGTGTGCAACAAAGAGGACCACCACCATCACTTGGACAGCAAAATGCAAATGTTATGCAAAATGCTAGAAGATTTAGAGGTGCATAAGAAACGCTTTTATTATAGTAGTATGTGAGACAGGTAGGGATGAAGATGGATTTAATCAAAATGCACCCAATGGCAAGAAAACTCGAACAAGCCCAAAAAGGATTTTTAACAGCCCTTGAAGGAGATAATGCAGAAGTTGCAAAACAACATTTGACAGAAGTACAAAAGTTAGCAGATTTCCTTGCAGATGACCTAAATACTGTTATTGCTAAGTCCGAATCCTCTAAAGGTGTAAACGATATTTATGCCGGTGGAGTTCCTGTGATAAAATTCACCGAAGGAAGAGGAAGAACAGGCTCTATTCAAGGACAAAGACTCCCCGGCTCTATTAGTACAGGAATTAAAAAATCTAACTTTAGTCGCAGTGCAGGTACATTTGGCCGCTATTCAAATTGAGGTCATACTATGACAGAAGATAAATCCGAACTTTTAGTGAACGCTTTAATCACTAAAATGGAAGTTATGGATTCTAACATAGAGATTTTAAAACAGGAAAATGAGCGTCTTAAGAGTATTATCAACAACCCTCAAAGATTATTGAGAAAAATGGGTATGGTAAAAAGTACTACTCCATTTACCGAAGATGTACAAGATGACCCTTTTAGAAACGACCTAAACAATAATTCAATTCTAAAGGGTCAAAATACCACTATTCCACAAACTAATGAAGAGTTCCACAATATGGATTGGGATGAAATACACGAGTTAGCAAACCAAGCGAAAAAGACAGATGTGATACAATGAAGCCAAGATTTGAAAAAATGAGTTATGAAACTACAGTTATGCTTGAAAAAGCAAAAGCGATGAATGACAGGCTAGATAGAATACAGAAGGAAATGACTCTACCACTTTCAGCAGGTACACCTCGAACTTCAAAAAGAGGTAAAATGGAAAGTATGAGAAAACCTCGTGAGGGTATGCGTGAAACCGGTGAGATGCCTCTTCCGGGTACAGGTGACGATACAGGTATGGCTACAAAGGCTGAAGGTTGTTCCGACTGTGGCGGTAAAAAATGTACATGTAAAGATAACAAAATGAAAGGTAAAGGTTGTCCTCATTGTAAAGATGGTAAATTCAAAGCAGACATGTGCAAAGCAAGTTGCTTAGGTGGAACAAAAATGGCTAAAGCGCAACCGGGATTTCCACCCGAAAAAATCACTGACATTAATCCTCACTTTGTAGCAGAATCCGGTGGACAAACTAAGAGTGGTTACTTTACTACTAATGGTAAAACTATTGAAACCGAAGATGCTAAACCAAAGAGAAAAAAAGCGGATTCTAAAGTGAACATGGAAAGACTATCATCAAGACAAAACCCTCACTCCGATACAGGAGTCGTTAGAGAAGAAAAGTTTGATTGAGGTGATATTGTGAAACCAATAGCGGTTAAGAAAGCAAATATTCAATCTAAACTTAGAGAAGCGGGAGAAGCGGGAATGCCTATAGTATGCAGAAAGTGCGGCGGTACAAATACTTCGGGTTGTAAATTACATCAAGGTGTGGATATACACGCATGTCCTTTATTTGAACCGCTATCATAGGCGGTGAAAATAATGATAGATGATTTCAACATTCGTAAAAATGAGTTTGTAATATCTCTTTACGATGGTTTAGATTTATCTCGAAGTGCCGCAGAATACATTATGGCGTGGGAATCTTTAGAAAAATCTCCTAGCGATTTATTTTCTTTAAATCTTAAAGATACTGCTGAAACAATAATTAAATTTGATAAAAAAGAAGGAGTAGGTTATTTATTAGCAAGTAGACCTACTTTTGGCGAGCCAACAAATCATGTTTGGTCTAATGGTATGATTCGTAGAGAAGGTAGAGGACACTCAATATTTCCTAGTTATAGAGCAGATACTAAGTCATCTTACACTGATTCTCACTTTCCATATCACGAAATGAATCACCCGCTAAGACAAATTAATCATGCAACAGGTTTACCTAATATGTTAGAGGTGCTTAGGTCGTTTGCGCTAGGTGGTGCAAGTACTCAAGAAATGGAAATGGAAAAAAAGTGGTTCAAAACCATGACAGAAAAAAATAGCCCTTTGGTTACCGGTATAAAAGTAGGTTCTAAAACTATACCGATTCTTGGAGATATTAACATAACGGGAACTGCGGCGCAACATCAACATCACTTATATCAAAGAGATTATAGAAGATGGAAGAAACAAAATGCAGAATTAGAAACAGAACTCCAAAGTAGAGGTTTGAAAGGCAAGGAGTTAGAAAGTGAATTACGCCACAGCCATTTTGATGATAAAGTCAAAGAGTGGACAAGTGAAGAAGGAGAACTAGGTTTAGACGGTTTTATGTACGGACTTGAATGGTTTACACCCGAAGAAAGAGATTCTGTTGAAGAACAGTTACACGAAGGTATAGATAATAAATCAACACTTACATTACCCAACGGTGAGAAAATACCTACTGCTAGAATAGCAGTAAATAATTTACTTAGAAGAACACCCGAAATGAATTTTATGCTTAGGTCAAATCAAAATTTTGGTCGCAACGCTCATTATCGAAATCAATCTAATGAAGATGATTATTCTCAAGGTGAAAATAGATTTATTAGAAGTGCTTTAGGTGAGTCAATTCACAATCAAAATGATTTTTTAGACTACCCTATTGCTGATTATATATTAAGTGAAATTAATGAAAAATACGCTGTTGATGGTAAAGAACCTTTACAAGTATTACCGTCACTTGAACTTCATAAAACAAAACCTCAAGATAATTATACTTATCAAGATTTACAAAGAAAATCTAAACACAAAAGACTCTCTATGGAGGATTTACTTTTCTTAGCGGGGTTTGACCCTAATACAAAACAGTTGATTGAAAAACATCCTATACACGGTAAAATGGATGGACCAATAATTGATTTACCAACATTAGAAAAAGCGCAAGATTATGCTCGCCGTCATGGAACAGTTCAACAATCAGCAAAAGAAATGGTGAATGATTTAGCGTTTTTAAAATCACCACATGGTCCTCATCCCGATGAAGAAAAACAAGATTTTTGGGAAAATCACCCCGATGGATATACATACGGTCCGGGTAAGTTTTATTCTTCTTTGTACGCTAATACACCGGGTATGAATATATCACCTGCTACATGGATTGAATTCTTACACTCTATCTCGCATGACAAAGACAATTCTATTATGTTTCAAACAGACCCAAATAATTATCAATTTTGGATGCCAAACCAAGAGAACACTATTTTAGGAATGCATTTTGGTCCACTATTTGCACCACCAATAGGTGCTTTTGATACTACTAAATATAAATTTGATTATACTCCCGAAAAAACACCTTTGCAAAATATATTCTCTCCTTTTGGAACAAGTAAATCTTCTAATCGAAGTGAAAAAAATAACTATACCGAGCATAAATCAGCAATTAATCCGATGTATGAATATGCCATTAGAACAGCCTCTCCTGCATTTAAACAACAATTAGGTCCACATAATCAACATTTAGAACCTCACACATCTACTAATCCTACTATTATGCCTAGGTCTATATCTATGTATGGTACACATCCTAGTGATAGTAGATTACACGAAAGAGCAGTTAAAGCGCAATTACATAATACATTTTTGAATAGAGTGGGTCATCCATTTACTCCATCAAAAAAAGCCATAGGAAAACTTAAAGATTTTTTAACAGGTGACCTAAAACTTTCAGCAGGTCTCGGCCTTCAAGAATTTAAAGACTATGTAGGTTGGGATTCAAAACCTACCACCTACAAAAATGTCAAAGATACCATAGAAACAGGCGATTATCCAATAGTTAGATTAGTAAATGCAGTTAGTAAAATACTTAATACGACAGACAGTAGAAAGATTAACGAATTTATAGAAAAATTGTCTGTAGATAAAAATAATTCAAACTATAAAATGTTACACGATTATTATATGGATAATCATGATTTTGCTATTAATGATAAAATAAGTTTAGACGAGGCTAAGTCTAGGTTACAAAGCGTAACATCTAAACTACATCAAAGAAAATTAGAAGGCGGAAAAAAGAAATATCAGCCTAAAACAACATCTATTGATGCCATTCAGTCTATCCTAAGATTTGGTGGAGATAATATTTCTACTAAAAAAGAAAATAGAATTAGAGAAACCATTGATTCAATAAATGAAATGATGCTGAATCCCGATTTGTCACAAGAACAAGTAATGGGTTTAAGAGAGGACTTACAAGATGCTGTGGTTCAATTAAATCAAGTTCAACTATCTACAAAACAAAAAGATAAACCTACATCACATTGGAAAATTAATGCTAAACAGTATTTAGATATGTTACAGTCTCACCATGATACAGTTGTTGATTACGCTAAAAATAACATAATACCGTTAGTTCTTGAACAACAACCGGATGCTTTTGACACTAGTAACCCTGTGCAGTTTATACATAATGTGCAAAAATTATTGGCTGACACACAAAGGCATATTTTAGCGACAGATAATCACGATTTATCTCCTGTAACTTATGGAATAGATTACAATGTGGTCAGTCAAAAACCAAAAGAAATTAATGAACATGGTGCTATTGCTAATCATTTACTAGAAAATGGTGCAGAAATAGATGGTAACATGTCAGTTGATGAAGTAATTAATAAATTAAACTTAGAAAAAACTCCCGCTATGAAAGAACATGTTGCTAATATTATTAATGAATCTTCTTTGAGACAACAACCATTATTTGTTTCAACAGTTGGTAATATGCTTACAAGTGGTACATTATCAAAAATAGGAAATGCAGATATATCTCATTTACATACTCCTAATGATGATATTATGGGTGCTGAATATGATGACTTAAACAGTAATGATAAGTTTCATCATGATTTACATAATTCAAATATACATAATGCGATAACTATTGCACAAAGGAGAGCAAGAAAAGAAAATGAAAATTGGAAAGCAAATCCTATACATGGATTATCTCAATCACTAAATCATATTCTTAACGCAAAACATTTTGGTCAGTCAATGCAAAATAGTGGATTAGAATTTTTCCATGCTAGAGAATTTGATGCTCACGGTGCAAAAAACATGGGTAAAGGAGTTAAGAAAGTTACCGCTACTACTAGAAATAATTTAGATTCTTTAATTGTATTAGATGAGAGAAAATTAATGGATGAAAAAGGTGGCATATTAGAAAGTGCATTTGAAGCACCTACAACTGAAACAGTTGCTAGAGCAGGTTTAGGTACACATTCTAAGATAGGTAGAGTAAATCCTACTAACGCATCTATCTACAATATATTTGGTGTAGGAGATATTCATGAAGGGTTTGTAGCAGAACCCTCATTTGGTATTGAAACTAATATAGAAGGAGAACCAATAGTTGGTGAACATACCCAACCGGGTTTTTACCCAAGAGTGAGTGAAGAAGCATTGAATACATTATTTGGAAAGGAAACCATACAACAAGTATTACCTAATTTACCACCGCCTCAAACTACTCTCTCGGCACATCAAGGAGTGAATATGGATACATATTTATCTCCATCGGATGAGCCTTCAACTATCGCTATGAGTGAAATTTCTACATATATCACATCGTTATTAAATCCCGATATACTATTGATGAAAAATGACGATGTAAAATGGTCACCTCCTATTAGACCGATGCATCGCATTTTTGAGATAAGTGATTTACACTATCTAAAAGGATTTAGCGGTTCGTGGGTAGTCAGTAAATGGTATGATGGTAAGAGAGTAATTATTGTAAGTGAAGATGAAACAATTACTACATACGATGAAGATGGTAAAAAAGTTGGTTTGAAAAAATCGTTTAAAGAAAATCTTTCAAAGTTAAATAAAAGAGATTATGTTATAGATGGTATCTTAGGTGAAGATGAACTAAACATAATAGATATTCTAAATTATGATGCTAACAATGTAAGTGATATGACTATGTTTGAAAGAATGAAATTATTAAGAAGTCAATTTGATAGTCATGAAAATATAATTATACCCGGTCCACATGATACTAAAATGACAGACGAAGAAGGTTTAGAGGAAACAATATCTAATCTTCAAAAGGAACATAAAGTGCTTTTACTAAGAGATGGTAAATCTACATACATGAAAGGAGAAAGGCGACATCCTAAATGGATGCTACTTAGAAACACTAAGGATTACAATTTCATAGTGTTAGATGTCAAAGGTAAAAATTCACATACATATAGATTAGGCGCAGGACCAATTTTAGATGGGTCAAAATTAGGTAATAGAGCAGTAGAAGTAAATGGACAAGAGTATATGGATATAGGAACAATACATAATCAAGGAGATTCATATAAAGTAGGAGATGTAGTTAGAGTATCTATTACAGGGGTAACTAAAAAAAATCGTGGTGGAAGAAATGTCTTTAATGTTCAAATGAAACAAATAACCGGTAAAGGTGATGGTGAAGGTGCGGCTAGTGCTGAATCTTTAGATATACTTACTAAATCTTTAACTCCTATTTTAGTTCCACATGATATTGAATATGATAATAATAAATTAAAAGTTATATTAAAAGATGTAGATACTGTAGAATATGATGTCTTAAGTCATGGTAATTTATGGTATTTAGAAAATCCTTCTACAGCATTGAGTGGTATGGTAAAATCCAACTATCCTATTACATTAGCAGAAAGTATGTATCCGTATTGGAGTGCCGTTGCACCGCTTATGTTTGATGGTCATTTAGTTAAAACAGATGTACTAGATGAAAAGCCCCCAAGCCGTAAACGGCAAGATAAACAGTCAGCAGGTGTATTAGAGGCTGACGATGAAAATAGATTACTTAAACCAACTACTAAAAAAGCACTAGAAATTATATCTCGTGCTTTAGATACACTCGCTAAAGAAAAAATGACATGGACAGGACCAAAAGGTTTGGGTATAGATATGGCTACACCAATAGAGTCTCCAAGTGGTCCAACTCGTTTGGCTAATGAAGAAACTATGCCGGACTACGATGGTAGAAAGCGAAGTGATGAAAAAGAAATCGAGCCTAAGAAAAATAAAAAAGAGAAAAAACCCATAAAACATATAGAAATGAATGGTAATACTTCGCAGTTGTCCGATTTTAATAAAGTAGATTAATTTCTTTTAGACATAAAGTATCAGTTCAATATAAATAGGATGACAGTAAGTTGTGTGAATTGATGCTAACTATACAGCGACCATCTTCGGGATTGAAAGTCCTAAAGAGTGGTAGTGATTTAGTTGTAGCCGGTTATGCATCTGTAGAACTTGTTGATAAGCAAGGAGATTTGATTACTCGTGGTGCATTAAAAGATGCATTTGACGGTTTTATGAAGAGTGACAGATACAGGAATGTACAGTTGGCTCACTCTAATATACAAGTTGGAGAAGTTATAGATAACTATGTAGACTCCAACGGAAGAATGTGGAAGTCCGAAGTAGACGACACAGGAATGTTTGTAGTTTGTAAACTACGAAACGACATAGAAAAGGCTCGTGAAGTAGCCGCAGAAATACGCAAAGGTAATTTGCAAGGATTCTCCATTGGTGGACAGGCTTTCAAGCGTGTTAGAAAGGCTGATGGGGAACACGGAGAATACCAAGAAATAAGTAAAATGGAACTCCATGAAATTACAATTTGTGAAAAAGGGATTAACCCGGAAGCACAATTTAGAATTTTAAAAGAAGATGTGAGTAAAATGACAGATATAGACAGTGACTTAAACGCAGTAATGAACAGGCTAGAAGCAAGACTTGACGCTATGGAGAAAGGTGAAATTCCACCTCAACTCCGAGAGCATATCAAGGGTAAGAAAGATGATTCCGACGACAAAGAAGAAAAGAAGGATGATAAGATGAAGGCCGAAGAAGAAATGAAAGAGAAAAAGAAAGAAAAGAAAGATGATGACAAAATGAATTACATGAAAGGTAATGAATACAGTGATGTCATTAGTGCCGAGTACCTAAATTGGATGGAAGATACTCTAAAATCCGCAGGTGTAGATACTCATTCAGCAAGAGAGCATTTTGATGCTCTTGAGAAAGCACAACTTGGTGGATTCGACAACCCGGATACAGTAGATGGTGCAGATTACTTCGCCGGACAAGTTAGAGGCCGAGGGCAAACCGCAGGTAGCCCATCAACCGGTGCTATTAACGCAGTAAGTCAAAGCGGTGGAAAACAACCGGCAGGGGCTATGGGTCCGGCTGACCTTTCAAAATCCTACATTCACCCATCAAATGTTTCAGCAACCGATATTGAGGCGGCTTATGAAGTCTACAAAGCGGCGGCTACGGAACAACAATTCCGTGGTGACTTAGAAGGACACTTTGCTTCAAGATTCGCTAATGAACAAGCAATCGCAAAGTCCGAAGCAGAAAAGGCTCAATTCGATGCTCGTGAACCAATTAGTGAAGTCATGAAGGCAATTTCAAACCTTTCCGAAAGAATTGACAACCTAACTACAGAAGGTACAACAATCGCAAAGGCTGACCTATCAACAAATGTTACAATCCCATCTACTCAAGACTTGAGCAACATGTCTTGGGATGAGGTACACACACTAGCAAATAGTGTCTACAGGGGTGCTTGAGGATAATAAATTAAGAAAAAGGAGATGACTAATATGGCAAGAGATTACATAAGAAACATAACAGATATGGAAAGATACTTTTACGGTGCAGGAAACGCTATGGGCTACTCCTACTCCGGTAGTGAGTTATTGAAAGCAGATGCACCAATGCTAAGTACAACAGCAGGTACCTACCAAGCAATTTACGGTAGAAAAGTTTGGTCACAGTTGAACCAAGAGTTTAACGCATTCTCGATTTTACCTAAGAGACCGTGGGAAAGAAGTGGTTGGAGAGTTATTAATGACAGACCATCATTCAGTGTTGGTGGTGGAGTTGCAGAAAACGCTACTCTACCGGACACAACAAAACCTGTGTTCCAACATATTGCGGCAAAACCTAAGACAGTTGTTCACACATTCGACATGAGTGAAACTGCTATGTTCTTGGCTGACAAAGATGACGGTCTAGGTGACATTCGTTCAGTACTAAAGGAAGAAATGGGTAAGCATCACGCAGAACACATTAACAAAATGCTAACAGCAGACTGTGCTACGGTAGCAGGTAACGACTTTGAATCACTAGACAGAATCACCGGAAATGACGGTGGTGCAACCGGTGGACTAACATCTATGGAAACAGGTGGGGCGGCGGCAGACCATTGTGGTGCAACTGACCTTGACATCTACAGCATCAGCAGAAATGCAAACTCATGGTCAAATGCAGAAGTAAACTGTGGTAGCGACCAAGATGCGGCTAACAGAAGGACTCTATCTTTAGACCACCTAGATACCCTATTCCAACAGATTTGGGTTCGTGGTGGTAATCCAAAGGTTATCCTAACTGGATATGATACTTTAATGAGATTACAACAACTACTACAAAGCCAACAAAGGTTCATGGAAGAGAAGAGAGTTACACCAACCTATAACGGTGTTAAGGGTGTACCGGGTATTGAAGCCGGTTTCATCGTAGCAACCTACAACGGTGTACCAATCATTCCATCTAAGGATGTAGTAAAAGACGGTATTTCCCGTATGTACTTCTTAGATACTGATTACACATATTTCTCAACTGCTATACCAACTCAATACTTTGAATCCGGTATCGAAACCGGTGACCCATTCGCTATTAACCGTCTAGGACAAGAGGGTATGTACCGTTCAATGGGAGAACTTTGGACAACTTTCTTTGGAGGACATGGTTCGATTCGTGACCTACAGTGAGGATTAATGGAGAAAAAATATTAAGGAGATGATTAAACATGGGAATAACAGATACAAGAAAAGGACTAACAGTAACAGCAGATAACACAGGAATAGACAATGTAGATATTTTACTTGACCTAGACATGAGAACAGGCTCTCTAGTTGATGAAACCCGATGGCTTGACGGTGCGGCAGGTACGGCAGGTGCTTATCCGGGTTCACTAACAGGTTTCACCGCTACCAATGATAACACTATCAACAACGCCGGTGGTTCAATGCGAATGGTAACAGTAAGAGTTCAAGCAAAAGCCGCCGCAGGTGGTCACATTACTTTTTCGACTGACACAACTTCAACAGATGGTCAAGACGGAACACCTGTGAGCAAAGTTATTGCAATAGTAGGTAGAAATGATAGAGTAGCACATACAATTGTAGGAACAATTGATGGAACAGACCCTCTAAAGATTAACCTAACACCATCTAACGCCGCCGCAGACAGTGACCTAACAGTACTACTAATGTGAGGTGGGCTAAGTGCCTACAGTAACCTATAGAGGGATTTATTACGAATCCCGTAGAACAGATAGTAAAGGTGTTTGGATTAGGGGTAAAGCAGAAGAAGTATCTCAAGAGTGGCTTAATATTCATAGGCATTCTTTGGATAGTAAAAACTTCCTTATCGAAGGTGATGAAGGAGAAACTGTTGATTTGAAAGATGACGGTATACCGGATGTAGCATGGGCTAGAAAAGATATTCTAAAATGGCTCAAAGACAATGGAATTAAAACAGGCGCAGGTTATCTAACAAAGACCGCCGCTTTAGAATTAGTAAAATCTCACTTGAATCCACCTGTAGTTGAGGAAGTTTTAAGTGAAGAAGAAGATACCACAGAAACAGGAAGTGAAGAATAATGGCACATACAATAGATGAAAGACCGACAGTAATTGGGAATAAAATAATTATTACAGGAACATATACACCCGGACTCCAAGAAACTATACAATTAGATGGCCTTTTATCGAATATTGACTTTTGTACTGTTCAAATGACAGATTTTCCCGACAGGCAATTCTTTTTAATTCCCGACGGAGAAGCAGGAATCCTTGACGGTGGCGGTGGCGGCAACGAAAATAACGACGATTTTGTTCAAATCTACATACGAGATATGGCTATGAAACAAGTATCAACATCCCCAACAACTTTTGTAATTTCAAGTCAAATGAAAACCGCCCCCACTGTTGGTGGATTGTGGATGGTTATTGGCACTCGTTGATTAAGAGTTGATTTAATTGACTAAAACATGCACAATACTTGGTCCGTTTGCACAGGCAGACTTTAATGATGCTACTAAAAGAACCGAAGTACAAACTGCTATTGTAACGGCAATAGGTGCTAATGCCCCTGTGTCAGCAGACCCACATGTAATACTTGGTAATATTTACATATTCGTGACCACATCTTGAGGTGGTTAAATGGGGTTTGATTTACAAAAATTAGACCTTAGCGACTTAGTGAGAGCGAGTAAGCAAGGTGTCAAGTTAGACACAGATTCAGCCGTTGTAGCAGACAGTGAACATCCACTAAAGGGTGTTACATCTCAACAACGAAATCGCAATAAAAATATAGGTGATATACTTAACATCGGTTCGGGAACAAGATGTACACACTGCGGCTTTCTACATTTTATGTGGAGAGCAACATGTGCCACATGTGACAAACCAATGGAATACAATCTAGGACATAGAGATGAAGAAAACAGGATGTAATATTATGAGTAGAATTTTAATCAAGATGCCAATGAAACCACACAGACAAAAAGTGCTTACACCGGATGGACAAGAACTTCGTCTACAACAGTTTGCTAATCGTATGGCGGCAAATGAACTAAGAGGTGCAGGTGGAGATGCAAGTGGTGACCAATTTACTTCTTCTCGTGACAAACTCATGCGTGACATGGTAGCCAATCCCGAAGCCCATAATATCAAATTCATGGGCGAAAGAGTACCTTTTGAGGGGCAAAACCTCGAAGAATCACTTTCTATGCCCGATGTAGCAGGTGAGCAAGCCGCTATTGATAGTCAATTTGAGGGAATAACAGGAAAAGATGTAGAAGAAATGTTAGCAGAACAAGAGTTTGATGAAGATTTGAAAAAACCCTTTGGTTCGGACAATAGTGTTCAAAGAGATAGAACTGATACTTTCAATCCCGATAAAGAGGCTGAACACATGCGTCGTATCATGACTTCTCGTAATGTAATTATGCGTGATGCTTGGAGTGTATTGAAACAATCTTGGTGAGGGGGGTCTAATGTATGCCGAAAGTATTTTCACCGGGCGAGGTAGAAACCCGACCTTTTGACCCCACAGCAACGGTGTATACTACGGCTCAAAAAGTAGCAGACCTACTTGATATTGGACCAAGTGAAGCGATACTTGTAAGCGCAGATAGTGTGTCCGATGGTGTATTTATCACCGGTGGAGATTACAGAAACGACGGTTTTAGTGTAGGAGATAGTATACTTATCTATTCGGATGCTGACCCTTTGGGTGTAAATAAAACAATTACTGCTATTTCATCTTCGGCTAGTGGTGTAAAACTTGCATTTACCGGTTCTTTTACTCATGCTAATTATGAACTTGCTGATAATGCGTATGTACAAAACCAAGCATCATTTACTAATGGTAGAAATAGAGGATTAACTAAAGATAAAGTGGACAAAGTAATTCTAAAGATGCAAGATAAAATAGACAATATAACCCACAATGCTTGGCGACCATATCTTGTAGTAGCAGAATATATTAATTTTGATACCTACAAACCATACCGTAGAAGATACTATACAGATTATGTAGGAACTGCGCCGTTACTTTTCCGTAATGTACAGCAGATATTACGCCTTGAATTATGGCAAGGTGACGATTATCGTGAGATTGGTGGGGCAGAAGCGAGGATACATTTACCGGAAAATGTAAGAGCATTACATAATAAAAATATTGTATTATCTCCGGGTAACGGTACAAGTGGAAAATTACAAGCAATATTAACTGAAACTACAGGCACTTGGGATGTAGGGTTTGATAAAATTACATCTGCTCAAAGTCTTGCTAACTTAATTAATAAAGATGCAAGAACAAGAAAACAAGAGGTATTTTTTACCCCAACATTTACTTTAGCGGGTAATTTAAGCGGAACTGATTATACTAGAACTTGTGATGAATTTTTAGCAAGTGCTAATGCCGATTATGGTACAGGTACAGTAAAAGTTACAAGTATGAGGGCAACCAAAGCCGGAGAAACTTGTACTATTGTCACAGATTCAAGTGAAATAGAAATTAAACAAACTGAAAGACTTACTGCAAATGTTAGCGGAAGAAGTGGCTCTTTTGGGGGTAACAACGGTGTTATTGATGTGGATAGTACCGCCGGTTTTGCCGAAGCAGGGGTTGTTGAATATGGTGGATTTATTATTCGTTACACAAGTAAAACAACCACATCTTTTACCGGTTGTACTACAGTTACACCGGGCGGTACTCCGCCCACTAGTGGTCTTTTAACTCAACATATTTTTAAAATAGATTTACAGGGTGGTAGTAGCAGTGGTGACCAAGCAAGACTTCGTGATTGGTGGTTTGACTCGGAAATGGGTATAATATACTTTAACAATTCTTATCCTTTCTTTGAATGGAATGCGATAAAAGTTGCATACATTTACGGTGAAAGATATTTAGAAAAAGCGATAGAGGATGTATGTACC